TGTAAAACCAGTATCACCTGTTGGACCTGTATCACCAGTAGCACCAGTATTTGTAGCAGTTCCATTTAATCCTTGCGGACCTGTTGGTCCTGTAAAACCAGTTGGTCCTATATCACCAGTTGGTCCTGTGAAACCAGTATCACCTTTATCACCTTTATCACCTTTATCACCTGTTGATCCTGTGAAACCAGTAGCACCAGTATTTGTAGCAGTCCCATTTAATCCTTGCGGTCCTGTTGGTCCTGTAAAACCAGTTGGTCCAATCGGTCCAGTGTTCCCTGTACTACCATTATTATTTGGAGGTACGTAACAATCACATACATCTGAAACAAAATCACATTGTATGCCACAATCACACACATCTGGTCCAGAATAGTCACAACTAGAACAAGGAACATAATAACCACAATTATTATTAAAAGTTAATGAATTTACTTGCTTACCATTTATGTATTGTACATTTAAATTTATTATAGTAGCGTTTTCACTATTTATATTATTTGCGTTGATGTTACTCATTTATATAAAAATAAAAATATTTTAATAATAAATATTAAATTAATATTTTTTATTTAGTATGAACTAAATAAAATGTTTACATTAAATTAGAATTAATTATCAAGAGTAAAAGGTCTTTGATTTTTTTCAATTACTAAAGGTTCGGGTATATATGTATGTCTTTTTTTAAAAATATTTGTTGAACACAAAGGTTTTAGTTGAGGATAAAATGTGGGAGCAGGATTTACCAAGTTAGTAGAATTAATTCCAAATAAAAAAGATTCAATATCTAGTGCATTATTTGATAATTGATTACCAGGCATTTGTGCGGGTAATAATCCTAGACCTGGTAATTGTGTATTGTAAGCAACACCATACTGTGAGTTAGGATATAAAGTATAAACTTGTGCTTGTTTATATTCATTTTGTTCTAAACAATAATTACCAATAGTATTTTTACTGCGTGTAGAAGCCATATATAATAGAAAGGATATTTTAATTATTGAAAGTTACAATATTTTGTAATTTTTTTAGATTATCTTCAGAAAATGTTGTATTAATCAAAATATCACAAATACATTTATGAGTTAAATATAAATAATCGTATGAAAATAATATTATAAATCCTAATAACAAATCTTCACATAAAAATTGTGCGGCTAAAATTTTACAACAATTTTTAATTATTTCATTAGTTCCAATAGTTTCAAATAATTTTGTTATATATTCATTAATTTTAGTTTCATCAAACTTATCTAATTCAAAAATATTTAAAATATCATTTCTGTAACTAATATTATTTATATATTCTATTTCGTCAATTTTACATTTATGTAATTCAGGATTATTTGTTTTTAATATTTCAAAAAAATCAAAATATGTACATATATATGTTGTATTATAATTCATTTACTCATATAAATATATTTTTATTTTACACGTATAAAACGCAGTAAAAATATATTTAGGAATTAAATTCAAAATTATTTATATAGTTATTATATATAAATGGTTAGATTTGGAAGTAGTAGTAATTCAAATGGACAATTTTGGTATGGAAAAAATATAGGTTTTCCTGGTTTTTTATTCAAAAAAAATGTTGGTGTAAGTGCTAGAAGAAGTACTATAATGAATCCAGGAGGAAATGTTTATTGTAATAATCATACTTATTTATATAATAAATATAAACCTGGAACTGGAGGTGTTGGTGCTTCAAGCATATCTAACCGAAGAGCTAAAAATAGGTTAGCTACTGTTTGTACTGTTCAAAATTGTTTTCCTTGTTATTTGACACTTGGACAATATAATCATTATACATATAATCCTAATGGATTTATACCATGTCCCGAAAGTGTAAAAAACGTTATGAATAGTAAAAGCATAGAATCTCGTGTTATTTATGGTCCAAAAAACAATTACATACCGTTGTAAATCATCAACAGTGTAAAGTAAGTTAAACATATTGAAAGGTAGTATGCTTCGTAAAATAATCAGTGTCACGAGTCAATTCACGAGAAGGAACTCCTCCTCGTATCCATCCTTCTTGAGCACAACTTTCAACACAATTAGCAGGATTAGTTAATGTGTCTTTGACACTAGGTAAAAGAGGAGTTGTATGATACTTGGCATAACTCTTTTCACTTAAAGGATTAATACTTTTTTTATTAACAATTGTTTCACCTTGTTGAATTTGTGCTTCTACAACAGGATTTACTGAACCACGACCTAAAAAAGGAACAGTTGCGAATGGTCGTTGAAATAAACTAATACGACATCTTGGATGTGTTTGAATTGTTCCAATTAAAAGCTTAGATGACTCATCAATATTTGACCCACAAGAAGAAGAACCATAACCACCATTTAACATAACTCCAGGTTGAGTAAATGCTATTTGTTGAGGAACTTTCATGGAACAATCACTTGCGTAATAATTTTGAGTCATATAATTACAAGCTTCAACATTTTGAACATCAGATTGTGATTGACAACATTGGTCCAAACCGATTCTTTCGGGATTATTAAATGTATAAGAATAAACATTTGCCATTTTATATATATAAAACATTATTTTTAAAATAATTTTAAAAATAATTAAATTACTATGTTTTTGTGTTTCTAAATTTATTGAATAAAAATTCTGTGTAAGTTTCAAAATAACATTTTTACAATAATATTTCATAAAATGTTATACACCATTTATGGGTCAGTATAGCGATAAGAATCCTGTACACGAGCGAGAGCACCAGCTGAATTACTCTCTTTAGAGCTTGGCATGTTACCATATAAATATTGTCCAAAAGCACTTTGGTCATTAGTAACCCGTGTATTTGCGGTAGAATAAAAAATACGATTAGATTGGTCAAGTTCAAAATTATCCCATAAACTACTATACAATTGTTTATTAGTATTATTAATATCAGGATTCATAAATTGTACAGATTTCTTTACATTTTGTGTAATATTTTCTTCAACTTGAGGATTAAAAGCAGGTGGAGCTGACAAACGGTCAGGAGTATCTGTAATTTCAGTCAAAAGAACATTACTAAATGGATTTTTTTTATTTCCTTCTTGAAATTCAGTATTTATTACAGTCTCTAAAGTAACAGGATTTGTAATTGTTTTACTAGATTTATCATATAATCCAGTAACTTCATTTCCTTGAACACTAAATCCTTCATTTAACATTTGTTTTGTAAATTTTTGCTTTCTAATTTTAAATAAAACAAAAATAATTATTAGTGTAAAAACTCCTACAACTAATATTTTTTTAGAATTTGTTAAAATATATCCTAAAATTGTAATTAAAATTATTAGTCGTGTAATTGCGTTAAGTTTTTGTTCATAACACATATTTGTTGTAGGAAATAATTCAAAAATATACTCTTTATTAAATATTACGGTAGGTTCATTGGTCCAAAATTCTATTGTCATTCTATATATTATCAACTTTTTTAAAATTTTTATCAATTATCTTAACCATGATTCGTTCAAATTTTTTATTAATATTTTAATTTGAATTATTTGTTATCATAAATAGTAACAAAAAATTACACAATTTACATTTTAAACGCCATATGTATACACCAAATATATATTTTGGAATATATTATTTTTTACTCTTATTTTTTTTCTTTCCTTGTTTAGGTGGTTGTATTCCTCTAGGAGTTTTATCAGGTTTATCTCCAGTATTAAATATAGCTATTAATTCTTCTTCCGTTATTTGAGGTTTAATATCTTCTTGAGCTTTTTGTAAATTAGCTTGTGTTTCTTTCATCAACTTATTTAACTCAACCTTTGCTTTCATTCTTTCTGCTGTTTTAGCATTTTTCATCTGTTGATTTAATTTTGCCTCCATAGCACCATAATTAATTTTAGCACCTTTTGCTAAACTACCATTCATACCCATTTTACTTAACATACTTTGAATACCATCCATACCAGGCATATTTTTCATTCTATTCATAATTTCTGTTGCTTCAGCAATCAATTCACTTTCTTTAATTGATTTGATTTTTGTTTCTAATTTATCTCCTACATTTTTTACCAATCCCATCAATTTTCCAGGATTTTTTATCAATTTATTAAAAACATCTTTCATATCACTAACATTATCCATATCCATATTCAAATTTTCAGCAGTTTCTTCAGCTATTTCTTTTGCTAATTTACCTAATTTTCCGTCTAACATACCTGTAATATGACTATGTAAATCTTCAGCATTAGGTAAATCATTAACATTAAAAGTACTTCCTAGATTTGAAATGTCAGTTTCATCATTTGATTGACTAATATTAAAAATATCCTGCATTTTATCAAGAGTCTCTTCAAGCTTTGTTTTAAAATCAGTTTCATTAATAGCCTCAAATAATTTAGCAGTATCACCAAAAGCACTTTTATCTTGTATGGTATTTATGATTGAAAATAAAATTAACTGAAGATATTTCCAAATAGTTTCACGAGTTTTATCTGTTAAATCAAATTGCCATAAATCTTTAAAATGAATATATGGTAAAAACTCTGTATCAACATTAGTATTTTCTTTAAAAATATCATTATTTTGATACAATATTTCAAAAAAATTGGAAGGATATTTTTTTTGAGCAAACTCAAAAAGTATTCTCATACTTGTTTTTTCAGAATTTTCAATTGCTTTATTTCTTTCTTCCTCTTCTTCTATATAATCAAAACTAGATGAATCTTTCCACCATTTATTTATTAAAGGTGAATATTCTGGAAATGTTGTTTTCACATCTTTGATAAAATCTTTCATTACTTTACAAAACTCTTCAGGTATTTTAGTCATTTATATGCTTAATATAAAATGTTTTGTTTAAATTGAACTATTTTTAAAATATATTTTTAATTTTGTTCAAAAGAAATTAAATTTACAAAAATATTTATTATATCCAAATAATAATCAATTGATGCTGTTATAAAATCACCATAATAATTTCTTTGTAATATTACATTTGTATCATAAATTATATATCCTGAAAATAAAAATAGAGAGAAAATTGCTAAACTTTTCATAAATGCGGATGATGAACCAATAAAAAGTGTTACTAATCTTACTAAAATTAAACCTAATAATAAATAATATAATATTAAACCAAATTGTAAACTTAAATTGATACCAGACAAAATCAAAATAGTTCCAATTGAAATCATAACAGCAAAAATACTAATAGTTCCTGTTATTGCTAATTTTATTATATCCTTTCCAACAGAATTTTGTGTAATAGCCAACATATAGCCAAATATATAAGAAAATACACAAAATATAAAAAATTTAAATACACTAGGCATTGGATAAAATGACAAAATAATTATTATAGCTAATTGAACAAAAAATAATAAAAGCATTTTAATGTAAATAGTTTTGTCTTTTGTATCAATAACCGTTTTTTCCATAACAAAATATGTAATACCTAATTGTACAATCAAATTCGCAAAAGTAGCTACCAATAATTCTTTTTTTTCAGCAAATATATTTACAAGTTTTTTTGTTTGTAAATTATTTGCTCCTCCTTTTTTAGAGAAAAAAGTATTGTAAATACTTGAATTAACCATATAATATATAAAAATATTATATATAACACTTTTTATAAATTCAATTATTTATAAATAAAAAACTAATTTAAATACAACAATTTATAAAATTATAAAATGACATCAAATATTTTAGCTGCGTTTAATGACCATTTTGTAGAATTTGTAAGTGATATACAATCAGTATTTCCAGAGGATGTTGATATTTTAACAGCTAAAAATTATATTTTAGGCATAAGAAAAGCAAATCCCAAAATGATCGTAAAAATTTGGAAAACATTTATTGTAAATAAATATAAAAATAAAATAGAAGCTGGAGATATAAGTTTTTTTTTAGAAAAAGATTATTCGTTAGATATTACAAATAGTCAAAATTCAGAAAAAATTATGGAAAGTATAGACAGATTAAGAACACCAATAAAACAGATGAGTGTAGAAAATCAAAGCAAATCTATGAAATATATTCAGAATCTTACAAAATTATCTGAGTTGTGTGATACAAATTAGTGCAACGTTCATTGCTCTAAATATATAAAAATGATAAAATTTTTTATATAATAAATGTTAACCCTTTCACGCCTGAAGGTGTGTAAATCGCCAATATTGGCGATTTATTAAATAATTATTTTATTAAATAATTATTTTATTACCATAATAAGTAATAAAATAATATAAATATTAATAAACACTAAAAATGTGTCAGGCGTGAAAGAGTTAAATTGTGTATAATAAATTTCGTAATATCTTAGTATTACGAAATGAATGATCTAAATTGGTGGTTTATTTACAGAAATTCCCTTTAATTCATTTTCTCTCTGTTGTTGTAATTGCTCAATTGTTAGTTCAGAAGAGATTCTATTTGAATTTTTATATTCTTGTTCATCATTTGGGCAATTAATATTCATTTTATTACTCATATTTAAATCAACATAACTATGCATTTGTCTCATTCCACCATTTCCTTGTGCTTTAAGTGCTTCTGAATCCATATCTAAAAAACTATATTGGTCTGACACAATACCACCAAAACCATTATTATCAAATGAAAAAGCCATAGGTTCCATATTATTTTGAGTAGCTTGTCTAACTTTAACTTCTTGTTTTGGTTTAAAATATTGTAAAATTTCTTCACCATATATAATTTTATAACCTTGATTTAATAAAAGTAATGCGGGAACTCTAGTAATATTTTCTGGCATTATAATTTTGTTTCCATTTTCTAAAACAATGTATGTTTTTTGTCCTTCTTTAAGTCTTTTGTCAATACATATAAAATGTATTTCTTTTGTAAAATCAGTTTTAGATATTCTTTGTAAAAGTTTTTGTGAATGTTCACAAAAATTGCTATAATATAAAATAGTACTCATAAATTATTATTAGTTTTATTAAATTTATTTTTAACTAATTTATAAAAAAAATGATTAATATATAATATATTAAATATAAAGTATTATTAAAGAATATGAATCCTGTAGTTGAAAATATATCAAAAGGTGAGATTATGACTTTTACTCTTGGTGGAGTAAATGTAAGTATTGCTAATGCGATTCGTAGAATAATATTATCTGATATACCAACAGTGGTTTTTAAAACCACTCCGTATGAAGAAAATAAATGTAACATAATTGTAAATACTTGTCGTCTAAATAATGAAATTGTTAAACAACGATTAAGTTGTATTCCTATTCATATATCTGATTATGAAAATGTTCCACTAAAAAATTATCTTCTTGAAGTAAATGTAGAAAATACAACTGATTCAACTATATATGTTACAACAAAAGATTTCAAAATAAAAAATGTGCTAACTAATACTTATTTATCTGAAAAAGATACTAGAAACATATTTCCACCAGATAGTTATACAGGTTATTTTATTGATTTTGTTAGATTACGACCTAAGTTGTCTGATGACTTGATTGGTGAAAAGATTCATCTAACGTGTGAGTTTTCAGTAAATATAGCAAAAAATGATGGTATGTTTAATGTTGTTTCTACCTGTTCTTATGGTTTTACGCCTGACCAAATTAAAATGGATATAGAACTACAAAAAAAAATACAAACTTGGAAAGATGAAGGAAAAACATCAAATGAGATTGATTTTGAATCAAAAAATTGGAAACTGTTAGATGGATTACGCATTACTACAGAAAATAGTTTTGATTTTATTATTCAAACAGTAGGTGTTTATACAAATCATCAATTACTTGAGAAATCGTGTGATATTATTATCAACAAATTACAAGAAACAGATGATTTAGTTGAAAAAGATGAGCTTATTATTAAAAAATCATTAAATACTATGGAAAATTCATTTGATATTATTTTGGTAAATGAAGATTATACTATTGGTAAAACATTAGAATTTATAATTTATAATAAATTCTTTGAAAGAACAAAGATATTATCTTTTTGTGGTTTTAAGAAATATCATCCTCACGATAGTGAAAGCATAATTAGGATAGCATATAAAGATACTGTAGATATTTCTACAGTAAAAGGTCATCTCAAGGAAATTATTCAGGATGCTAAAGAAATTTTTGTAAAAATGAAAAAAGAATTTGTAAAATTGATTACATAAATTGATATTATATTGTATATAATGTAAATATTAAGGTTTCCTTCTCCTCCTACTTTATGTGGTTGTTACTATCTTCATTAAAAAGCTTGAGAGAGTTTATATTCACTGGTATTCTATTGTTGGCTACACATAGACAACGTGTCCAAAATCCCATTCAGCAACCGATGAACAGTCACGGTGAAATCATCTCTGGTTTCATCGACTTTACACCATCGCCTTCATTGATAAATTTTCTCATTATTTATAATACAACTGAAAACTCATCAAAGATAGTAAGATGATAGTGGAAGATATATTAGTAAATATTTTTACACACAATAAAAATATGTATCCAAGAAAATCAATACACGAAAAATCAAGAAGAATTATCAATTTATTCTGTGTAAAAATCATTAACAATAATATCAATATTTCTTTTTCTAAAATGAAAATTCAAACAATACATAAGTAAAGATGGTTGTAATTCATTAACATAATTAATAACTATCATATTTGTAACATATAATTTTTGTTCTCTCAATTCATTAATATATTTTTGATGAATATTAAACATGTGTGTTCTATATTGTTCTGAAAATTCTTTCAATGGTTTTTCTTTTTTAATATAACAAGAAATGTAATTTTTATATAATGTATTTGTAAATAAATGTAATTCATCTCTAAAATTAGAAAATTCTTTTTTATTTTCAGGATAAAATTTTAAAAAATCACTTACTTTACCTTCTTTTCTTAAAAACAAATATTGATACTGTAATTTTGGTTGATTGCCTCGCAATTGTCTGATTTGCTCATAAACAGGATTTCTTACTTTAGTTCTTTCTCCAGTGATTTTATTATACATTATAAATCCTAAAATATTGTAATTAGTATTCATAGAAGCATATTTTTCAATTAATTCAGAGTAAGTATTAGCATTATAAATTTCAGGAAATTTTATTGTTGTGTCAATCCAGTCAAAATTTATAATATCATCAATACTATAAGTATAAACTAAAATGTTTTCTTTATTTGAATTATCAATAACGTATATTGCTACTAAATATAGTTGTGGTTTTGTAAAAGGAACAACAATACGATTACAAGGATGTTGTAAAACAAAACTATAACACATATTTTTATTTAAATTATCAAAAAGTAAATTACATTCTTTTGCTGCTTCCAAAAACATACTACGAAATGATTTACTAGTTTTTGATTTGTAAAATGTTGATGTAGCACCAATAGTATTTCTTGTAGCAATTTCCCATCCGCCATTTAAACCAATTGTTGGATCAAAAAATACATTAATCATTGTTCCTTCAATAAATTCTTGTGCGATTATATTATTATTTAAATCAGAATATTTTGTAATAAATGTATCTGTTGGTAATGATTTAGGTGGAGAAAAACCAATAACTTTATTATCACTATTTATGATAATAGATCTACATAATCCATAAGTATTTACAAGGTCAAATGTTAAAAAATCTTTATCATATTTGATAATCTTGTAATTTTGATTATTTTCTGTTCTACATTCAACTTTATTTAATTTTAGAATATTACAACTATTATGTTTGCGATCATAAAGTAAATCATTAAAATTTTTAATATTTCCCAAGTTAGCACATAATACATAATTAAACATAGTATATTTTAATTATATTTATTTGTCTTTAAACTTTATTTTATTAGATTTTTACTTAAGCATAAAAAAATCTATCTTATTTATAGAACAAAATGTCTATAAAATCAGAATCACCAGAATCAAATGAAAGTTTACAAGAAAATAAAAATGAAATTACATTACAACTTGAATTAGGAGATATTATACAAATATTTGATCCACAAAATGAAAAATTAAATGAACAAGTATTCATTATTGATTACATTGATTCTAAAAAAATGATTTTAATCAATACCGATTCTCTTGAATCTGTTAAATTGAAAATTGATGAAGATGGAAGTATTGGTGATGGTACAATTAGAAAACTTGTTATTAAAAGTAGAAGTGATGAGTCTGGATATGCTAGACAACATGATTTATTACCAAACAAGTGGATAAATATTTATTTTGGCGGAGATTTACCAGTAATTATGACAGGAGAAATAACTAATTTAGAAAATGATATGATTGAAATAAAAACAATTGAAAATGACACAATTTACATTAATTTTGATTATAAAGGTATTCCTGAAGATTTACCAATTGATTTAATTGAAATTAGAGAAAAACCAACACAACAACAAATTGAGGAAGTAGAATTAGGAAATAAATTAGAAGAATTAGAAATTTTTGAAGAAGATGAGAAAGGTTTGCCTGAATTAATAAAAGAAAAAAACATACAAGGAGAGAAAATTGAATTAAAATATCCTATTGAACAAGTAAAAACACAATTTAGAGAATTTATTATAAAAGCGGATGAAATTAAATTTGGTAATGAAGTGTTAGGACCAATAGTTCAATATGTTGATATTTATGGTAAATCAGAAAGATATAGTATTGAAACACAATTATCAGATTTACTGGATGAACTTCTTTCAACAGTACCAAACTCTGAAAGAACCTCACGAGTATTAAATAATATTCATATAATTATTGAAAGATTTAAACAATTGAGAGAGAAATTTTCATCTTTTGATGAATATGGAAATGTTAAAGGTCCATTAATTTATAAAGCAGATTATCGTCCGCTTATAAGCTATTTTGATAAATTTAATACCAATTTACTTTGGATTCTTCCTATTGTTAAAAATAT